AAGGCCATAAGACTACCTGTCCAGTACCACTCAGTGTACATGCTCTGGGGTAGCACCATACGTGCCATCTCAGGTGCTACCCCTTTCCTAAGTAGTTCATCGTAGGTCCACATACATCTCCTTATGGCTTGTTCATAATCACTCACAAGAGAAGGACCTGTACCTGTGGAAGGGTTTATGTCCACCTCCTCTTCAGAACTTCCCTGCTTCTTATCAGTGGGTCTACCTCTCCAGTACTCAGGGTAGTAGAACTCAGGTTGACTATCCACGTATCTCCTGCTCACCTCGTTCCATACCAGACCCACCTGATGTTTACCCAGTTGTCTGGCCACAAAGATAGGTGCCTTGATCCTGAAGGAGACAGAGCAGTGGCCAAAGGGAGTCCAGTGATTGTGCTTGGCAAGGTACTTGATCAGCTTCTCGTCTGATTCTTTTAGCAGGTTACTAACAGGACCAGCAGGAGTGATGCTCTCCCATTCAGATTCCTTGGAGAAGGAAACTCTTGCAGCGTTCACCACTGAGAGGTCTGTGCCCATGTGGTCTATCAGTGTTACTTCCATATTCTTATCTACTCCAATGGTGTTCCAAAGTCATCTGTAAAGCCTGAGTCTTTAAACTCTTTCGTAAGAATAGCTTTGTTAAGAGGTTCAAGATGAGTAAGAACAATGGCACAGGCTTCCATCACTCCACCGGAAGTGGTCTCCTTCCTGATCTGTCTCAGCACAGCAGAGGTAATTTTCTCTGCCATCTCTTCGCTCATGTCAATTGTATATGTCATCTACCCTAGGCTCCTATGTCTACTATCTCACACACTCCACCTGCACAGGCAAGCTCTTGTGATCCAGTGGTGGTGTCCTCCTTCTCATAGTCTTGTAACTCGTACCAGTCTATAGCAGGTGGCATCTTCTCTGTCAAGTCTTTAAACTCTTCCTTGTCTATGTCTTGGTAAGGGGCTTGCTTATAAGAATGATCAGAGAAGGGGAGGAAGGATATACCAGAGAGAGAATCAAAGTGTTCCCAGCACCATGCCCCTACCTCTAGCCACTCATGTTCCTTGACAGAGATGGTGACAGAGGGCTTATGTTCACAGTAGTTGTCTGCAATCTTGAGCCAGAGTTCTAGCTGTTCCAGTGCTCCCATGTCATACCTGCAGATGGCACCCTCTGGACTCTTCATGGGGAAAGAGAACACAGTTACATTGTCAGGCGCTGTGAAGTCAGGCTCTGAAGGTACACCCTTGTCCTTCAGGAACATGGTCAGTGGGTCCTTGTTATCTCCTCTGACTGTCCTGACATAGTAAGGGTTGTGCCTTGCATGGATACCAGAGGCAGCGTCAACAAGTTGAGACACAGTGCCAGAGGGTTTGACACAGGTGACAGCGGTGCTTTGGTTGATTCCTAGCTTCTCTGCCAGCTTCTTGTTAGTCTTAACAGCCACGTCTCTCAGTTGTTGAAGAGCCTCTGGAGAAGCATCGTACACAGCGGGGCAGTCCATGATACCTGTCAGAGACACACCCAGTAGCCTCTCCTCCTCTGTGGTATCCTTCCAACGCTTACGCAGGTAGCCAAAGTCTGTCAGTGTAGACTGGAAGGTGCCCAGCATAGTGGCCAGCTTGATCTTGTTCTTCAGCGTATCAATGGTATCGTCTGCCCTACAGATAACCTCTGACAGGTTACAGAACTGGTAAGGTCTCAGGATAATCTCACAACAAGGGTTAGTGCCAAACTCTATGTTCCCATCACGCCTACCGTTGGAAGCTGCCTTCACCTGTGCAGAGGCACGGTTAAAGATACCTCGCTCACCGCTCTTGCTCTCGTAGAGGGAGAGCCATTCCTTCATAAAGATACCCATGTCAGGGCGCTCTGTGTAGCATACAGAGTTGTTGGACAGTGCTCTCTGTTGGTTGTCCACCCACCAGTCACCTGACTTAGCCATACGCATACGCTCATCAGTGAGGTTAGAGAGTGAGATCAAGGCAGACCTACGGACACCGCCTACCACCACCACTTGGCCTACCTTGCACATGATATCGTGACACTCTATGGAGGTAAGCTTTCTACCCTTGGCTTTCCTAAACGTCTGGATGGTGAAGTCAAACAGTTCCTCCAGAGGAGCAGGACCAGAAGCCCTCCCTCCAAAGACCTTGAGCCTTGCACCGGCAGGGCGTATCTTACTGGTGTCTATCTTGGGGATACGGTTGGTGTACAGGAGAGAGATAAGATCACGTAGTCCTCTGGCCCACCCTTCCTTGGAATCAGTGACAGAGATAACATCGTCTGTGTTCTCAAAGTATTGGTCAGGTATGGTGGGCAGGTTGTTGATGTACTGGCGCTCAACAGAGAAACCAACCCCTGTGCCGTTCATCAGAATGTACAGGCACTCGTCAAAGGAACGGGGTGAATCCACAGGGAGGTAAGAACAGTTGTACCCTGCCACGTGCTCACGCTCCAGCGCAGGGCCAGCTGTCATCAGTGCTCTCATGGAACCCAGTACTTCTAGGTTCAGCATCCCCCTCCGAATGTCAGCTAACTCCACGCCAAAGAGAGAGTAGGAGAAGTTCTCTTTCAAATGGTTCACCATAAAGGAGAGATACCTGTCAATGGTTTCTTCCCACGTTTCTCTACGCCCCTCTTCCTCCAGCCATCTGGAGTAGCGAGACATATGAATAAAGCTTTGGTAGTTACTGGGTAGGGTAATCTGATTATCAAGCATCTGCTGAGTCTGGCCCATGTTCATCAATGATCTCCTCTAGGTCCTGTAAGAAGTATTCAAACTTCTTAACTAATATTTCGTCTGCCCCGTCCCACACCTTGGCAACAGGCTCACCGTCAAACATAATAAATTCTTCTGTCAAATAGAGTCTGGGGTCCATGTTGAATGTACCTCTTGTGAAAGAAGAACAGCGTCTTCTTCTGTGTTCATATCATACTCAAGCTGAAGGATCAAGTCTGCATAGTGTTTTACTTTAAGAATATCCAAGGCACCTTCTCCCTTGGTACGGTGGCGGGTAATATATTTTACTATGTTTCCCTCTAGGAATCCAAGCTTGTTGGCGTGAATATATTGAACAGGTTGAATTTTACATTCTCTATAGTGAGTACCACCCACCTGTCCTTCTGTTGCTTTCCTTGTCATGTGCTACCGTCTCCTCTTTCTCTTCAACCACTGTGATAGGTTCATGTAGTATTGCATTGATTCTCTTGCGTATAAACGGAACTTCTTTTGTATCTATAACCTTTCTTGCGTAGGTTGTCAAGGCTTCTGGTTCAATTCCTGCAAGAAAACAAACCTCTTCCTTGTCCTCCGCTGTTACGCCTACGTCTGTGGTTAGCCAAGACCTAGCTCTCTCCCTGTTGACAGAAGTATAGGTACTATCACCGGGGTGTAGTGGTTTAGTTGCGTCAAGCAGTTGCTGAAGAATGACACACAGAAATAGTACCCTCTCCGGTGAATGGTAATCGTGAACTCCTTCATCCAGTACAGACTCAATGGCAAAAGAGGAGCCTTCATAACTATTCCCCCATGTCACTGGGATTTTCTCCTATTCTTTCTACCTTTACTATGTCCTTGTGTTTAGTAACTTTATAATCTTTACCACGTCTTTTATCAAACCTAGGTTTTCCTCCTAACAAATCTGAGAGAGCACTTTGACTATACCCGTTACTCTTTGCCCACCTAGTAAGATTGTCAATGGTAATTTCTCTACCAGTGTCAAAGGTAATTCTGTAGGGACCTTTACATACGGCTGCACTCATTTTCTTTCTGTTCTCAGGATCAGCCCACTGAGCTTTAGCAGATGCACTCCTTTTCTTTCTGAACTCAGGAGAATTTAAAGCAGAATTAGGATCAGTCCACTGAGCTTTAGCAGATGCACTCCTTTTCTTTCTGAACTCAGGATCAGTCCACTGAGCTTTAGCAGATGCACTCCTTTTCTTTTTGTACTCAGGGTCTTCATATACTTCCAAAGGAACATAGAACCTGACCCCTCCCACGTTCTTGTTATAGTATTCCTTCTGGTCTGTTCCCTCTAGCACAGCGGTGAGTACATGGTACTTCATCTGGTAGTACTGCTCGTAGTAGTGCAGGCCTCGCTTGGTCTCGTACTCTTGTATGATCTCAAACTTAAAGTTTCTCTTCCCGATCTTCTCTATGTCAGCGCACAGTTCCTTGGAAGAAGAAGTGTATACTTTCCAATTGGAAGGCTTGTACCTTTTCCTGTGACGCATCTGCCAGTACTGCTTACACCCCACGTACTTCCTCTGGTTCTTCTTGTTGGTGATCAGGTAAACAAAACCAAAGTAGTGATCAGGGTCAGAGACCCGTGTCTTGTCATCTCTAAAAGTCCAGTGCATTTCGTTCATATCCTCCAGTGCTTGGTCGTAGTCTTCTCCAAACCATACTTCATTACAAGTGTAACAGTAACCGTGGCTATCATAGAAGACAAAACCGTTGGAGGAGGAGCAGAACTTACACTCTTGGTAAGACAAGATGATAGATTGGTCTGGTCTAGGGGCCGCGCTCAAAAGAAATCCTCCTCTACTCTGGGTTCCCGCTGCACATGGGTGAAGTACTCAGGTCCTCGGGAGTAGTTGTACTTCCTGAGACCTTGTCCGTTGTTAGAATCTTCCCAGCACTTTGACTTGAAGTCACAGTACTTACAGTTGAACCCCAGCTTCCTGTTACCTGATGCTTCTTCTACCTCTGAGTAGCACCGGGCAGGGGGAAGATCATGGGGCATAATCTCTTTCAGGTACCCTATTCTCTGAACAGGGTCCACTCTGTCCAGCGGTACCTCTAGCAGGTTGAGTCCTCCCCCGCTCTTGTCAATGGACAGGAAGTAACCCTTCTCTTTTCCCAGTGCTTTACCATAGGAACTTAGCTGGTACATATAGCCAAAGGGATCGTCGCCCTTCAGTATGCTCCCGTCAACAAACTTTTTAAATCCATAGGGAGAGGCAGACTTAACATCCACTAGCTCACCGTCTATCAGACAGTCTATGTGTCCCTTGACCTGCCCCACTGTTACTTCTTTCTGACAATCCTTTACACTGTGACCTGCTTCCTTGACAAGGAGAAGGACGAAAGCTTCTAGCAGATGACCAAAGCAGAACTTGATACGCGCATCTGTACTCAGAGGTTCTTTCTCGTACCCGTGGTAATCGTACCAGAGCTTTCTGTCCTCTCTTCCAACCGCTGATAGTCTTAGCTTCCCCCTGTTGTCACGGTTGGTACTCTCTTCAAAAAAGTTTTCCATCACCTCCTTTATTTCTTCTAGGAAGACAGCAAGATTGTCCTTCGCTGGTCCCTTACCCTCTTCTAAACGATTGCTGATATCCACCAGAAGAGAATCAATCTTGCTGTCTACCATCTCCTAGAGTCCTTTGTCTTCGTTGGTCTCGTTGGAGAAGTCTTCATCTCCCGTGTACCCACTGTCCACGGTGGAGAAATCTTCGTGTGCTGGCCCATCGTAGGGTACCAGTTCAAGAACTTGGATAGCGTCTAGGTAGAACACGCTCTTACCTGCCCACTGTCCTTGCTCCATCTCTTTGGAACGGAAGAGAACATTGACCTTGCTCCCGTTACCAATGGCGGTGCCAGAGATATCATTCTTCTGTGCGTCCACCACACGGGGAGCAGGAAGCTGCTTGCCCTCTCGGGTGAAAGCGTTCTTCTTGAACTTGAAGAAGGGTCCACCACTGGCATGGTTCTTCTTCTTCCCGTCCTTGACAGAGGCAGAGGGGTTCATGCCCTCTATCATCTTGACTGCCTTGGCATCCAGTCCAAGGTCAAGGCACCACTCGGTGTCCTCTTTAGAAGTAGTCTGATACTTCTGTGCTGGTGATTGCGGATCAAGTTTTGCCCAGTAAGCTGTACCTTGTACAATTGGCATGTTATCTAAACTCCTTTAAGTTTGCCCAGAATATTCTGGAATGTTTTGATGTTACAGTTCATAGCATCTTCAACGTAGGTTGTCAATACTTTTTTTCCCTTGCTTGTAATTTCACTGGACGACAGTTGATGGTGCATCAGATCGTCTCGCTCCTGTGTTAGCTCTGCTATTCTTTTGTAAGAGTCGTACAACTGCTTTGTCACCTCAGATACGTTGTGCTCCAGTGTCCTTATTGTTTCAACGTGGTCCATCTATTTAGCCTCCTCTGGTTTACTAAGTTTAAATAAAACAAAGGGAGGGAAGTCAGACTCCGGGTGAGGTTCAATCAGTAGTGCTGGAGATTTCTCCTGACTCCAAGGGGTGTACCCCACGTACTCCCAAGTGTATCCCTTGTTTACCTGCTCTTCTACTTTGTCCTTGAACTCTGGATTTGACAGTCCAATAAAGGCCATCAATGCTACTAAACTTACCATGTACTATTCTCCTTTACTTCGCTCGCCCTAGTGTGTCTCTGCCCAGTTGGTACCTACGTTGTACTCGCCTGTCAGTGGACAATTTAATTTGTAGTACTCTCCTGCCTTCTTGATACTTTCTATTCCCAGTGTACCTACCATATCCGACAGGGGTTTGTCAACCTCTAACTGCCATTCATCGTGAACATTTGCAACAAACTTTGCCCTCCCTGCACAAGGCGAAGACGCTAACTCCTTGTGAAAGATCAGGAGTGCTCGCTTCATCACCACCGCTGCTGCCCCTTGCAGTTGCGTGTTCAGGGCAGCGTGAGGTGACCTGATCCATAGCATCCTCCCGTCTAGTCCTCTGATGATCCCGCTTCTCTCAGCGGTCAGGATCACCCTGTGCCGTGCCTCTTGTAGGGCAGGGGTAGCCTCTAGAAAATTATCTATCAGTTCCTGCCCGTCCTTGGCACTGCCCTCCACTATGCTCCCGATCTTGGCAGCGCCTGCACCGTAGAGGAATGCATAGATAAATGTTTTCGATTGGGAACGTGAGCTTAGACCTGCTCTCTCTTGGTTAGCTGTGTGTATGTCACCGGAGACCACGATCTCTGTGTACTCTGGATCGTTCATGTAGTGACATAGCATCCTCAGTTCAATGGAAGATGCATCTATACCCACAAGGTTCTGCTTCTTAGGCAGGCCCGGTACCCACAGGCTCCTGCACTCCTTCCCATAGGGTGAGTACACAGCGGGTACCTGTGCCATGTTAGGAGAGGCGTGGGCCATGCGCCCTGTGATTGTGCGAAGGGTTAGGACTTTCCCGTGTACCCTCCCTGTCTCAGGGTTTACGGCGTCTATCCAAGAGTTGATCTGTGCGATCCTCTTCTGGAGCATCATGTACCTGCCAACTATCTTGGCCTCTTCCATGTCAATGCCAGATAGCACGCCCTCGTCTAGCACAGGGGTTCCTAGGTCAGTCTTCTTCACTGGTACCCAGCCCTTCTCCATCAGGCGCTCTCCCACCTGCTTGCGAGAACCGGGGTTAAAGGGGATGTACTTTACCTTGGTCTTCAACTGTACTTCAGCAGGGGGAAAGACCTTCTGCATATCTTCCTTGATCTGTACCAGTTCGTCGTTCAGTTCTGCCACCAGTATGCAGGCGTTCTCTTGGTCAAGGGCAAAGCCATTGAGTTCTTGTTCGCTCAGTATCATGCGGACACGGTGCTCTAGTTTGATGGAGTCTCCACTGAACTTGTGTAGCTCAGTCTTCAGCACCTTGTATAGTTTACAAGTCAGCTTGGTGTCTTGCATACAGTACAGTCCCATCTCCTCTGTGTATCCTTGATAGAAGAGGGAAGGATCAAACTCTACCTTTGGGAAAGAGAGCTTCCTTCCCCATGCTTCAAGGGAGTGGCCCCCTTCTCTGACTGGGTTTGCAAGTTGGGATAGGACCAGTGTATCGAGCATCTGCTCTGGTTCAAAACGTATACCCCAAAGAAGATCAAGTATGCGAAAGTCAAAGTGAATAGCGTTATGCCCAATAACTTTATCCGCTTGTGCCGCAAGAGTTGTAAAGAGATTTCTCTCTCCCTCTGTGTATAGTTTAGCGGTCTCCGTTGTAGTGCCATCCTCATTGTCCTCCACCATAACTGTTCCCACGCACCATATTCGGGTAGGGTTGAATCCATCTGTCTCTATGTCCAAGAACAATCGCTTCATCATAGTACCTCGTCAAAATCCTCTGCGTCTGACTCTGCGTCTGACTCTGTCCCTGACTCTGTAGCAGGATCGTCTATCTGTGTCAAGCGCCCTGTGCCACGGTCATAGTGCAGGTGACAGGCGGGGCCGGTGAGTCCAGAGAAACGGTTCTTCAGTACCCGAATCAGGGTGACGTTACGCAGGTACAGGTCAGGGTCCTGCCCGTTCCGCTCCAAGCCAAGTACCATGTTACTCAGTTGACCTATGCCAGCGGTGCCTCTGAGTTCAGAGAGCGAGGTTTGTCCACCCTCCTCGTGTGGCTTACCAGCGGGGCGCTTGGAGTGACTGACCATGCCCAGCCATATGTCTAGCTCAATGGTCAGGGTCTTGAGCTTGGTTGCGATCTCGTCCAGTGCCTTTCGCTCATCGCCTGCGCTCTGGTCACTGACAAGGATAGAGATATGATCTAGGAAAATGTACTTACACCCGCAGGCGTGGCACATATACTTGATGGTGTCTATGATGGTGTCTATATCGTTTGACCCAAACGAATCAAAGAACACATACCTGCCCGTGGCCAGAGTTTCCTCAAAGGAATTGTCCCACTCATCCTGCGTATAGTCAGTGGTGGGCAGGTGCAGTGGCTTACCAGCGGAGAGGCTCATCATTCCTCGGGCAGCGTCCTCCAGTGGTTCCTCCAGAAAGAGAAGACCAATGTTATCCTCGGTGTGCTGTTGAATATGGAAGGCAAGTTCTCTAAGCACCTGCGTCTTGCCCATGCCAGAGCCACTGGTCAGTGTCCACATCTCTCCCTTACGGATGCCATAGGTCAGGTCTTGAAGGCCGTCCCACGGGAGCGTAAGGCTGTCTGGCGTGGGTTGATTAAGCAGGCGCTCCAGTAGGTCCTCGCCTCTGACAATGTTGGCAGGGGTATACCGCTCAGAGGCAAACCACCTCCGGGTGAAGTCAGCGGAACGGTTCTCCATCAGGTAATCGGAGGGGTCCTTGCCCTCGTCTAGCGTGACCACCTTGCTCTTGTTGGGGAACAGCTTGGATACTTGGTTAGCCGCCTGCGTACCGCTCTCGTCACGGTCAAAGCAGATTACAATCTCCTTGAAGGAGTTGAGAAAGTTATAGTTATTCTTGCAGTCCTTCAGTGCATTCCCTGCCCCGCCCTTGATGGAGACAACAGGGTAGCGTGAGCCTAGTAGCTGGTACGTGGAGAGCGCATCTAGCTCACCCTCCACCACGGTGACAGCCTTGGCAGTGGAAGAGCCAAAGACCTGCTGTCCAAAGAGGATGGTTTCTTTTGGTGCTCCCTCCCACTTGAAGGACTTGGCCCTGCCTCTGACCTTGTTGGCCACGTGGCTCCCGTCCTTGTCATAGTAAGGGTAGTAGTGTCCTAGTTCTACCCCGTCCTGTACATTGACAGTGACATTGAACAGCTTACAGGTCTCTTTAGTTATTTTTCTTTTACTAATATCTGTAAAGGTACCCTTGTTAAGGGAGACAGAAGAAGAGAAATCCTCTGTGCTTTCTTCTTCTACTACCTTCTCGGGGGCTACTCCGTACTGATCTAACATCTCTTGCATCTCCTTTGGTAGTTCACTGTTACTAAATCTTTTCTTCTCATTCTTACAAGCGTAAGAGAAACAGAAGCCGTGACCATCAGGGTACAGAGCAAAGGCATCTGAACTGTTACCGCAAGGGCAACGATGGTGGGTCACCAGTGCTTCTTCTTGTTCAGTATCTTCTATCATTCTTTATCCCTCAAATCAAGAGTAAAAGTAAAACAAACACAACCCAACCTACTGGAGAGACAGACCAATAGAATAATTCTTTTAGTGGGTGTTTAGAAGGATCATAACCTTTATCATGTTGATTCATTCTTCTCTATATCCTCCCTGTAGCATAGCTACTACCATCAAAATTACCCTGTGTCAACCCCGTATATTGTCGCACCTGTGTAGTTGTACCCGTGGTAAACCAGTCAGGCGTAGAACAGTAAGCCCACTTAGCAAAGCCTGCCTTCTCCCCTATGTAGTAGTTACGATAGGCCTTGACAGCATCATCTGGTACCTTGTACTGATCAGGCATACACTGTGGTGGTTGTGTGTACTCCCCGCTGTCAGTGATAGATTGCGGTGGTGTACGCAAGACTTCTTTTAATTTTTTATCTGTCAGGTGTACCTTGTTGTACCTACTGGTGTACTCAGAGCACAGGAACTTGAACAGGTGATAGGTCCACTCGTACTGCAGGCGTGATCCTCTGACCCACTTGGTAGAGGGGTGGTTGAGGTGAGCAGTCTTGTACATGCCCAGCTTGTCTGCCTCTTCGTCACCGTCAAGGCACCTGTGAGCAGTGCATAACATCTGCGCTGTCTCTAGGATCATCTTGACGCAGTGCTTATCACAATGCATCTCGGCAGCGGTGAGCGGGTCAGGATGGAGAAAAAAGATGTTCATTCTGTACCTCCTCTAGGTCATAGTCAGTGATAGATATATACATGATCTCGTTAAGTACTTGTCTGTATTCTTCTTGCGAATACTTGTCAATACTTACATCCTTCATTAGGTCTGTCATTCGTAGAACGTCTGACAAAGGTATGGTTTTTTTAAACATCTGTCCAGTTAATTCCTTATATGTCAAACACCAATTGTCTGGGGTCAGGTATGTCTAGCTCCTCGTCAGGTAGTCCGGGACCCTCGTCTATAAAGTTGAGGAACTTGTTGACATCCTCTATCTCTATGGCCCTGACAGGGTAGTCAACATCTACGATGCTGTCCATGTAGGACCAGAGAATATCTGGTACCTCATCGTGGGTCTGGTAGTTGTATTTCTTGCTCATACCTTGACCTCCTCTATCACCCACGTGTAGTGGTCATGGAGCCAGTGCTCCCCTGTCTTGGACACAGGAGAGACCTGCGTCACTGGTTCAGAGGAGAGGGAGGAGATAGGTTTCTCCACCCACTTGACCAACTTCTGGTCAGTTGCACGGCGCACCCATTCGGTGCGAGGAGAGTGGAAGGGACGTATGGTGATCATGGTGTATGATCCTCCTGTGTTGGGGTTGGTAGTAGTAGTAAACGGTAGGCAGTTTATACACGTGCCTAGGTGGAGGTGTCAAGCTGCTAAGAGTAGGCTTTGAAACGGTGTGCTGTTCATCCAAGTGTTGACACGCCGGGACCTGTCTAGCAGGGACTTGGTTACGTTATCGTTAGAGGCTGACCCCTTGACAGGGAACTCCTCGGAGTTATGGCTACTGTAGTAGGTCAGGGCAGATGCCAAGGCCCATACGTTGGAGCCACGGGTGCTGACCTCCGTAAGGTATTGATCTTTCATAACCTTTGCAAGCCTGTCGCTCATCCCCGGGAGAGCTTCTAGCACTGCTTCTGCCTGTGGGATACGAATGTCAGTGCTTGCCATCACCTGATACCGTTGGATATCCTTGTAGAAATCCCTGACCACCTTGTCCATGTCTAGGATAAAGTTGGAGAGGTTAAAGCCAGAGGTGTGGCGCTTGTTCCCCTTGGTATAGTCGCCGGAGATGATGCCGTTGGTGCAGAGAAAGTCTATCAGGCCAGTGACAAAGCCATTGGAGGTGGACCCGTCGTAGCTCTGGATCAGGGCAACGGTGAGCGCCACCTCTGTCTTGTGTTTGCGTGTCTCAATGGGCATGGCAAAGGCAGGGAAGGTATACTTCCGGCACCTGATAGCTGAACCGTGAGACATACTGTCAGAGATTTCCATGTCCTTGAACTTATCATTGGGCAGGGCTTCCAGTAGCATTTCCTCTGTGGCCTTGGTGAAGTCACCCATCTGCGTGACCTTGTACTTGTTACCTACCACGCCTGTGCTGGCACCTGTCCACGTATCCACCAGAACCTTGTGACTGTATAGTTCTGTAAGCTTGCTCTCGTGCAGAGAACTGGCGTGGTAAGGTTCGGGGCGTTCAAACCATAGGTCTTGCTCAGAGACAGGTGCAAGAAACCTCTGGGCTTGTTCTGTCTCATTGTGTTCAGAGAACAGGTCTTGTGCTGTCTGTGCAGTGGGTGAGCGGAAGCTTAGTACATCGTTCATGGTTTTGTTTCCTTGTTTAGTTAATTGTTCTGCTTGTTTGTACTGGGTTGATGGTGGAGGTGTCAATAACTAATTGCACCTCGGGATTGTTTTTTTCTAGCACCTCTATGTCTACGACGTGGGACTCTGTGGTACCTGCTTGGACCTGCGTACCCATGCCTGTTAGTTCATCGTACTCTATGCCAAAGGCTATGGCGGTGTCTATCAGAGATTCTAGGCAATCTTTCAAAGGGATCACCATCCCGTCAGGTGTTTGTACCATGCCGTTACTGGCGTCCACCTTGTCCGGGTCTTCTGGGTCAAAGGGAATCACCAGCGTTGTGGCGGTGACCACCTTGTAGACCAGTGCCTTTCTCTTGTCTCCGTCTCTACTGTCTGCGTCCATTCTTGGGTGTCCTTGTTTAGTTTAAGCGGTGGCGGTGTGGTAAGGGAAGGGGAATCGAACCCCTTGCTAGGTGGTATGAGCCACCCCGGTGACCGCTCATACGGTGCACCGTTCGCGTCTCCAACCCCTTACCTTCTAGATTTATATCTGATCTTCCCGGTACAAGTCAACAGCTTTTCTTAATTTCTTCCTGTTGTATTTTGTACCTGATCCCTCCACTGTGTGGCCCTTGTTCCAGAGGGATTGGCCCAAGGGATTACGAGCAGGCATGTGCCTGTTTACCTTGTCCAGTCTCTTGCGTTCTCGTTTTCTCATGGCCTTTACCCTGTCGCTGATCTGTGCTTGCATAAATTCTTCTAGGTTTAACATCTCCATAGTCTAGCACTCCGTAGGTGTTGCGTCAATGTCCATGGATAAATCATGGATGGCGTCAAAGGCTTGGTCCACTATCTCCTCCGCGTATATGCTGAGGACCTTGGCGCTGGCCTCCGGGTGAATAGCCGCGAGCCATACCCGGAGGTTACCTTGCAGGGTCTCTGATATGTCTAGGTGGGTGTCGGATACTGGGCGGGTGCCAGCGATGGCCCCGGATGGGCGCGGGTATGTTATCCCGCCCACCTTATAGCTCTTTGCTGGGTTGCTTCTGCTCATGGCGTCTACTCCTCTGTCTCTGTCTCTATCACAGACCGAGCGTGCACGTCTATACTCTTGACGCTCATGCCCATCTCCATGAGATTGTTGCTGATATTCTTCGCACCTATCTGACCATCGCGCCGGACAGTGCCAAAGCTAGGGACCGTGTCCCTGTCTATGTCTATGGTGATGGTCAGGCGTAGGGTGGTGGTGTTGCCGGTGGTTTCTTGGTTGTCCATTGTCTGTAGTCCTTGTTAAGAGTAGGTGACAGGGGGAACATAGG